ATGAATGTTAATGAATTATTACCAATTGGAAGTATTGTGCTTTTAGAGGGTGCAGAGAAAAAACTTATGATTTTCGGTGTCGGTCAGACACAACTCGAAGAGAACAAGGATTTTGATTATATCGGCGTTGTTTATCCTGAGGGAAATATGGGCGAAGGCTCGCAATTTTTGTTTAATCACAGCGATATAGAAGAAATTGTTTTCAGAGGATATGAAGATGAGGAAAGAGATAACTTCCTTGAAATGTTGAATTCATATTTTGAAGAAAATAAAGAGGATTAAGATAGGTGAAAAATATGATATGTAAGAAATGTGGTACGGAGAATTCTGATGACAGCGTGTTTTGTCAGTCTTGCGGTGAAAAATTGAGCGGGGTTGTAAATAACAATACATATGCAGACGCTCAAAATGGGGTGGAAAATTATTACGGCAACACATATGCTCAGCCTATTTATAATCAGGGCGGTTACGGTCAGCCAATGAGCGCTCCGCCTGCCGTTGAATATCAGAAATCGTATTTTGACGGAACAGGTTTTCAACTTATGGGCTGGAACATACTTTGTTCAATTATTATTTTTATAACATTCGGTTTTGGTGCGGCATGGGCGTCCTGCCTTAAACTGAGGTGGGAAACAAGTCACACGGTTGTGAACGGAAAACGACTTTATTTTAACGGTACAGCCGCTCAGCTTTTCGGAAAAATGATTGCGTGGGAGATTATTGTCGGTCTGATTCTTAGTATTCTTCCTATTATGGCAATTACGACCACAAAATATTCATATAATATTTTGCCGAATTTGATAGTCGCAATTATTGTTGATGCTATAATTTCGATGTTTATTGTTCCGTTTTATTCTGTTTACATTAAAAAATGGGTAATAAAACATACGACATTCGTTGATGACAGAGGTTCGGCAATGCCTACTGCACCGTATTATCAGAATCAGGTGCAATATCAAAATCAATCGCAGTATCAAAATCCGCAGACATACAACGGTGCGGCTAATGACAATGTTGCAACGGTAAATTTAAAACGCTGTCCGTTTTGTTACACGGATAATTCTGAGGACAGCGAATTTTGCCAGAATTGCGGAAGAAAGCTTGACTGACAATTATATTAATCGGTTTTACCTCACAAAAGTGGTAAATAATATTAAGCAAAGGGTTTGCACATACAGATTTTCTGTATGTGTAAATCCTTTTTTTATTATCTGATTCGGAAAAGACGGCTTTCTGAGGGGGATCAGGCGGATATCTTTGACTATTGATTTTTGGTTGTGAATAATTATTTTTAAAAATATTTTTGAAAATTGCATCAAAGTATGCAATTTTTTTGAATTTTGCAGGTATAAGTGAGGGGTGTTGATAAAGCCTCTTGAAAAACGGAGGTGACGAGATATCAGAAAATTGACAGGTAGGGAAAAGAAGTTTTGCAGTTTATTTCTCGGTTCGGGAAATTCCGAGCTTGCCGCAGAAAAGGCAGGCTACACGGGGGATTGTGAGCAGAAGGGGGAAGAGCTTATCTGCCGTCCCGAAATTTCAGCCGAGCTTGAACGGCTGTCACGGCTAAGAGAAAAATCCCTTGCCAACATGGCGGCGGCAGGGTATCAGCGGTTGGCTTTCGGTAGCATTTGCGATGCAATTTCTTTGCTTTACAAAAGTGATCCGAGCAAGGAGGATCTTGAGGGCATGGATTTGTTCCTTGTGTCGGAGATTAAAAGACCGAAGGACGGTTCAATGGAAATCAAGTTTTTTGACAGGCTAAAGGCACTTGAAAAACTCGGTGCAGGTGGTGAGCATGAAACAGGCGCAAAACAGCTTTTTGACGCCATTTCAAACAGCGCAAGGGCGGTGAATGACAGGGAAAATGGAAATTAAAGCTTTTTCTAAAAAACAGCTTACCGTGCTTTCGTGGTGGAACAGGGAGTCGGTTTTTCGTGACAGGGACGCAATCATCTGTGACGGTGCTGTGCGCAGCGGAAAGACATTTTGTATGTCGCTGTCGTTCATTTTGTGGAGCTTTTACGATTTTGCTAATTCGGACTTTGCACTTTGCGGAAAGACAATCCGTTCTTTAAGGCGAAATATGATTACGCCCGTGATTCCGATTTTGAAATCACTCGGTTTTAAGTGTGAAGAAAAACTGTCGCAGAATATTTTGACCGTGAGCGTTAACGGAGTGATGAACAGGTTTTATCTTTTCGGAGGCAAGGACGAGTCATCCGCATCACTTATTCAGGGTATGACGCTTTCGGGTGTGCTTTTTGACGAGGTTGCGTTGATGCCGAGGTCGTTCGTTGAACAGGCATTGGCGAGATGTTCCGTGTCGGGTTCAAGATTTTGGTTTAACTGCAATCCCGAATTTCCTGAGCATTGGTTCTACCGTGAGTGGATTAAAAAGTGCGGTGACAAAAATGCGTTATATCTGCACTTTACAATGCAGGACAACCCGTCTTTGAAGCCTGAGGTTATCAAGCGGTATGAAAGTCTGTATTCGGGTGTGTTTTACGAGAGGTTCGTAAAAGGCAGATGGGTAGCCGTTTTCGGTGCGGTTTATCCGTTTATGGACAATGAAAGGATGTATTGCGATATTCCGCCGGACATTGAAAGCTGGGCGGTATCGTGCGATTACGGTACTGTAAATCCCGCATCATTCGGTTTGTGGGGCAGAAAAAACGGTGTGTGGTACAGGGTTGACGAATACTACTTCAACTCACGCACTCAGGGCTTTCAAAAGACCGATGAGGAGCATTATGACGGACTTGAAAAGCTGATTGACGGGCGGAAAATCGACTGTGTGATTGTCGATCCGTCTGCCGCAAGCTTTATTGAGGTTATAAGGAGACACGGAAAATACACGGTTGTGTCGGCTGAAAACAATGTTATCAACGGCATAAGACAGACTTCGCAGGCTTTGAAGGACAGAAAAATCAGAATCTGCAAAAATTGCAGAGCCGCAAGAAGGGAATTTTCGCTTTACCGTTGGGACGGTTCGGGGCGCAGTGACGCACCTGTTAAGGAAAACGACCATGCAATGGACGACATAAGATATTTTGTCGCTACGAAAATTTACGGTTGTGACGGATTCTTTGCCGTTGCAACCAAAAGACAGGAGGAAACAGCTTGAGGCTTGGCAGAAAAAATAAAAAGACCGAGAGCATAAAGACGGTGCAGACCGTTTTGAGAGAAACGAGAAATAATTCGCCGATTTTTTCACGATTTGCCGTTCAGACGAGAACGGAAAGGCAGCTGTACACAACTTTGCGTGAGTCTGTGCCGATTATTGATGCGGCACTCTGCAAAATTATCAGACTTATCGGCGGATTCAAAATTGTGACTTCATCGGCTGAAAGTCAGAAGATTGCCGACAGCTTTGTTAAAAATGTCCGCACAAACGGTGAAATGATGGGACTTGAAAGTTTTGTACTTTGCTATCTTGATTCGCTTCTCACCTACGGACAGGCGGTCGGTGAGATTGTTCCCGATAGTGACGGTGAAGGAATTTGCGCATTGTACAATGCAAGCCTTGACGATGTTGAAATCAGAGCGGATTCTTCTCCGTTGAAGCTTGCGGTTTACATACTCGGCAACGGTACAGCCGAAGAACCTAAGCATCCGGAAAGAATTTTTGCAACACTGCTTAATCCAAAGCCGGGTACTGTGTGCGGTACTTCCATACTCAGTGGTCTGCCGTTTGTCAGCTCAATACTTTTGAGGATTTTTGAGTCGGTAAAAACAAACTGGGAGAGGGTTGGCGATATTCGTTTTGCGGTTACTCTAAATCCCGATTCAAACGGTTCGGCTGTGAGCAGAGAAAATGCACAGGCGGTTGCCGATGAGTGGAAAAAGGCGATGAGAAGCGACAGCGTGTGTGATTTTGTGTCGGTCGGCGATGTCAGCATTAAGGTTATCGGTGCTGAAAGCGATATGCCCGACTGCGACATTCCCGTAAGGCATATTCTTGAACAGATTATCGCAAAGCTTGGTATTCCGCCGTTTCTGCTCGGCATTTCGTGGTCGAGTACGGAGAGAATGAGCGAACAGCAGGCGGATATTCTCACAAGCGAGCTTGCTTACTACCGCACAGTGCTTGAACCCGTGATTACAAAAATTGTGTCGGCTCATCTTAAAATGTGCGGTTATAACGACAGCTTTAAGATTGAGTGGGACAAGATTAATCTTCAGGATGCGGTTGAGCTTTCTCAGGCAAGACTTAACAATGCAAATGCGATGAACATTGAAAGACAGATTGGAGCGGAGGTGCAGAATGAAGGATAACAAACTTATTAAAAGCGGTGTTTCGGGCGTTGTTGACGGTGAAAATCAGACTGTCGGCGATGATGAACTCGAACTGATTAACCGCTTTACAAGGCGAAATCTTGCAAAAAATGAGGTGTATGCGTTTTCGGTTGTGCTGTGTGACAACGATGTTGACCGTGACGGCGAACGCTTTACAACAGATTCGCTTTATGAGCTTGAAAAGCTTTTTGTCGGCAAGACGGGAATTATTGACCACAATCCAAGTGCCAAAAATCAGACGGCAAGAATTTTCAGCTGTAAGGTAGAGAAAATTGACGGTCAGAAAACGGCTTTGGGTGACGATTACTTTAGGCTCAAGGCAAGGGCATATCTTCCCGTTTGTGAGAGCAACAGGGATATTATCCTTGCGATTGACAGCGGAATTATCAAGGAAGTAAGCGTTGGCTGTGCCGTTGGCAGGGTTGTGTGCAATGTGTGCGGTGATGACATCTCGATGTGTACTCACAAAAAGGGAGAGGTTTACGGCTCAAAGCTTTGTTGCGGTGAACTTGTGAACCCGTATGACGCATACGAATGGAGCTTTGTTGCCGTGCCGTCACAAAAGAGGGCAGGCATTACGAAAGGTCACAAAATTTTTGGAAAGGAAAATGATATGGAGAAAATTCTTAAAGCCATTGAAAACAAAAAGGCTTTTGCACTTGATGAGAGCGACAGCAGAAAGCTGTGCGAATATATTGACGGGCTTAAAAAGTCGGCTAAGGACGGTGTGCTGTACCGTGAAAGCCTTACCCGTGATGTTGTGGGACTTGCCGCTTTTGTTCAGCCTGACATTTCGGGCGAAACTATGGAGAGCGTTGCAAAGAGTATGACAATTGAACAGCTCAGAGAATTTAAGTCAGCATTTGAAAAGAAAAAGAAAGCAGCTTTTGAACCTGTTCCGCAGCTTTACTGCAAGCAGGACAAGAGAAATAACACCGTGGAAAACGGTCAGTTCAGTATTTAACGGAGGTATTATTATGAATGTAAATTTTAACGGATTCGGCGAAAATGCCGCAACATTTATTGCAGACGAAACACTTACAGAGGCAGGCGTGCCTGTTAAGATGAAGGACAACGGTACTGTTGCAAAATGTGACGCAAGCGAGAACTTTTGCGGTGTGTGCGTAAGCGTGAGAGGCGGTTATGCGGTTGTTCAGCTTTCGGGCTATGTAAAGGTTAAGAGCGACAAGAAAATCGCCGTCGGCTACAAAAAGCTTTCTGCAACGGCAGTCGGCGGCGTGTCGGTTACAACAACCGGCAGAGAGTACCTTGTGCTTGACTCAACAGACACATCGGTAGGATTTATTCTTTAATAAGGGGAGGAAGATATTATGGCAAATTTTGAAAATATTACAATTGAAAAGGGTATGTATCAGACAAAGGGCGGAATTTCGGGCGCACTTGAAAAGCTTGATCCGTCAGAAAATTACAGAGGTACTGCACTTGAGGGACTGGACGCATTTTCCCGTCAGCTCAAACGCTTTGACATTAAGGTTAAGGGCAGAAACAGCGACTGCGTTGAAAAGTTTTTTCAGAGTTCAAACTCTGCGGCACTTTTCCCCGAATATGTGAGCAGAGCCGTTATGCAGGGCATGGAGAGAGCGGATATTCTCCCAAATCTTGTGGCAACCGTGACAGACATTGAGGGTATGGATTACCGCAGTATTGCATCTGTTCCGAGTGAGGATGACAAGAGTCTTAAATTCGTAGGCGAGGGTGCAAAGATTCCGCAGACTGAGGTTAAGACAAGAGAAAACCTTGTTAAGCTTCACAAGCGCGGCAGAATGCTTGTTGCATCATATGAGGCGCTTCGCTTTCAGCGTCTTGACCTCTTTACCGTAACACTCAATCAGATTGGCGCATATATTGCAAGAGCACAGCTTAAAGATGCGATTGATGTGCTTGTGAACGGTGACGGCAATGAAAATCCCGCCGGCACACTTAATGTTGCAACAGGCGGCAAGGTTACATATGAGGACCTTTTAAAGCTCTGGACAGAGCTTGCTCCGTATGAACTCAACACAATTCTTGCGTCAACCCCCGAAATGCAGAAGATTCTTTCGCTTTCTCAGCTTCAGGATTCAAACGCAGGTCTTGATTTTCAGGCTACGGGCAGAATGATTACACCTCTCGGTGCAAGCCTTCTTCACACTCCCGAGCTTGAGGGCGGTAAGATTATCGGTCTTGACAAAAACTGTGCGCTTGAAATGGTTCAGGCAGGCGGTGTTGTTACAGATTACGACAAGCTTATTGACCGTCAGCTTGAAAGAGCCGCAGTTACCTGTACCGCCGGTTTTTCAAAAATCTTTACAGAGGCGTCAAAGGTGATGAGCTGTTAAGGAGGGATTGCCTTGAACATTGCAAACATTACAAAGCGTTTTGCCTTATACAGCGGTATTGACGGTGCTGAAACTTACAAATGGAAAAGCATTATTGACGATGCCGTGGTGTATGTTAATTCGATTGTTACGAAGGAAAATCTTTCGGAAGATGACGAATTAAGACTTGAAAACCTGTGTGCCGTTTACGCTTTTAGGTTGTATTCCCTTTGCAATGATGACAGCATTTCTTCTTTTTCCGCAGGTGATTTGAAAATTTCATCATCTGCGGACGGCGAAAGCCGTGCCGAAAAGCTGTGGAGGGAATATGCCGACAAGTCGCAGGATCTTATCGGCAGAGAAAAATTTTTGCTTGGGGTGATATGATGAATATTTCACCGTCTATCGGGAAAATATTAAACAGATACGGCTGTGATGTTACCGTTAAAAACGGCGGTAAATCGGTTAGGACAAAGGCCTTTATTTCACCTTTGAGATATAACTATAATCAAAACTCCGACAATGTACGGCATAAACTGGGTATGAGAAAAACGAAGCTGTTTTTATTTATTGCACCGCCCGATGTTCTGCTTGATTCGGAAAAAAGCGTAATAGAAAGTGAAAACGGTAAATATACTGTTAAAAGGTGCGAAAAATATTATGTGAAGGACAATCCGATTTATGTAAGGGCTGTTCTGTGTGCATACAGAGAAGAAACGAGGGATGATTTTGAATCGAATTGAGAAACAGGTTGACCGTATTATTGCAGGATTAAAGGTAAATGAGGCTTTGAAAAATGTCAGATTTATAAGAGAATACGGCTCTGATGAAGCACCGTCACCCGTGAACGGAATGATTGCCGTTGTGTCGGTGAGAGATATGTCAACGGAGAAAAGTTATATCGGCGGATACCTTTCGCCGTCTATCAAGGGTGAAAGCTACAATGCAGGAGTTGAAATCAGGGTGTATGCTCCTGCAACCGAGAACGGAAGCGGTCTTTCGGAAGTGGTAAGTGAAATTCTTCTCGGACTTAAAACTGCCGATGCGGAAAAGACGATTACCCACAGCGAGGCGGCGTCAATTGAATTTGATCCCGATATGAACGCAATTTACAGAACGGTGAGTTTTAATATGGAATTCTGTCTTTGCGAGGAGGTTTAAATGGACGGCTTTGAATTTGAAAATTGCGGAAATGCCATGTTGAAATGTGAGGGAAAAATCCTCGGCGGCGTTGAAAAGGCAACCTGTACAAGAAAGAACTCCTTCACGGAAATCAAGGAATTTTTCAATGACAAGCCCGTTGAAAGGATTGTTTCAAATGAATGGGAACTTACCTTTGTGATGAAGATTACGGATAAAACTCCGTTTTTGGAGCGTGACAGCTTTAAGAGTCTTGAACTTGACCTTGCAAAGAAGAAAATCATTTACACGGATTGCAAAGTGCTTGAATTTTCAAGCGTTACTCAGGGCAGCGGAAGTATTCTTGCAACCGTGAAAATCAGTGCCGACGAGAGGAAAATTATATGAATGATAAAAATTCAGACGAACTTTACAGGCTTGCGGAGTCTGAGAACGGCGGTAAAGATACCGAAATGTTCGGTGAATTCCTTGAAAGGGAAAGCCGTCGTTACAGTCGCAGACTTGACGAAGAAGAGGAGGCGAAAAGCCTATGAAACCGGTGCCGATGAAATTCGGTGAATATGTGTGGCATCACAATCCGCAGAATATCAGCTTTGAATGTGACAGGAGCGTTGCAGAAATGAAAAGTCCGTTCGGCGAATCTTCCGTTCAGGATATGGGGCGGAAGAATATGAAAATCAGCGGTTCGGGACAGCTGTACGGCGAGAATTGTGCAGAACAGTTTGAAAGGCTGTTTGAGGTGTTCAGAAACAGCGGAAAAGAAGTGCTCTCCGTGCCAAACCTGCCGAGCATTTATGCTGTGTTTGAAAAGCTTGAAATAAAGGGCGAGCCAAAGCCGAATGTGCTTGAATACAGCTTTGTGTTCCGTGAGGTTATGGAAAAAAAGCAGAAAACGGTAATTACATATTTTGACTGTGAAAACGGACAAACCCTGTGGGACATTGCATACAAAACAGGCGTGAAAATTGACGAGCTTGTGCGACTGAATCCCGATGTTAAGTTTCCCGATGAAAACCTCGGAACAAGGAGGGTTAAGCTGTGCTGACTTACTTTTTTACTGATAAAAACGGCAAAAGGTGTGGAATTAAAAATGTTCTCACGGCAGAAATTTCGGCAGATGTCGATGTGCCTGCCGATGAGCTTGTGATGACTGTGCCGTATGACGAGAAGTTCGGAAATGCCGATATACTTGAGGCTTATGACGGCAAGTCGCTTGTGTTTGTGGGACAGGCTGACGAGATTGTCAGCATTGTGAGAACCGACGGTGCGATTGTAAGGCTGAGTGCAAGAAGTCTTGCCGGAAGGCTTCTCGATAATGAGGCAGAGCCTGTTACATATGTGAACCCGGCGGCAAAGTTCATTTTTGAAAGGCATTTAAAGCCGTTCGGAATTGTCGGATATGACGGTGACGAACATCCGTTTATGGGCACAATCAAAATTGAAAAGGGCATGACCGAGTGGCAGGTGCTTGAAAAATTCTGCAACGGCAGATACGGCAAAAGTCCGAGAATTACGGGTGCGGGATTTGCTTTGATGTGCGGAACTTACGGCGGTGCAAAGCCGTTTGTGTTCGGCAGAAACGGAGTAGGTTATACATCTCTCCGTGAGTACATAAAGCCGTGCAAGGTGATTTCGCAAATCAAACTACGCACCGAGGAATACGGCGGTTACAAGAGCGTTGTAAGCAACAAATGCGTTGCCGACAGGATTAAAAGGGTGAGATATGTAAACGCTTTTCTCGACAACAATGCGGTAAAAACAGCCGACAGAATGATTGAAAACGGCAACAGGCAGAGCTTTGAAATAATGCTTGAATGTGCAGAATGTCTGTGCGGAGTTGTCGGCAGAAGGGCTGTGATTGATGACTCTCTTATCGGAAAAAGAGAGGGCTTGGTTGTGAAAAGCATTAAATATTCACTTGGGAAAAACGGTGAAAGCACAATGGTTGTGCTTGGAAAGGAGAACGGCGATGTGGCTGATGAATTACATAACTAAAAATTCGATTACCGCCCCGAAAGCCGAAAAGGGCGGTGTGAAAAGTTCGGGAAACACGGTTTCGGTGGATTCCTCGGAAGAACACAGGGGGATAAAATGTTGCGTGCCGTATGGCTTTGCAAGCGTTGTTCCCGTGGGAGAGTCGGCGGTTGTTTTGCCGCTTGCTAACGGCGAAGTGAGCCTTGGCGTGCTTGCAAAAAATGTTGAACTTGATGAGGGCGAGGTTATGCTCTCGTCAAAGGGCGGAGCGAGTATTGTGCTGAAAAATGACGGCAGGGTTCTTATCAACGGCAAGGCGGTGTAGTATGAGGGATACGATGATTAAAAACGGTGATATCGTTATCGGCTCTTCGGGCAATACGGTATTGCTTGAGGGGAGTGACGCAAAATTCCAACAGGCTGTGCTTTGCATTTCGGCAAAACTCGGCGGATTTGTCTATGACAGAAATTTAGGTTCAAAGGTGCTTTTGCAGGACAAAACACTCTCGGCAAAGCAGACTGAACTGCTTGCCAATGAATCGCTTGCAAAAATGAAAAATACCTATGCAAGCGTTAAGTCGGTTGGCAGACAGATTACGATTGACCTTACGGTTGACGATATTACAAGGAAGGTGCAGATAAATGGAAACCTATGATGAAATTTACGGCAGAATGAAGAATGCCTATGAGCATGAAACGGGTGACAGCTTTAACGAGGTGAGCGACATTGCAATCAGGCTCAAGGTGCTTGCCGGCGAGATTTTTAAGCTGCAGACGAATCTTGAGTGGTGGAAAAGACAGATGTTTGCAGTGAGCGCAAGCGGTGAATGCCTTGACAAACTCGCATCGCAGAGAGGTATTGAACGCAAAAAGGCGATGAAGTCAACGGGCGAAATTACCTTCAATATTTCTCAGCCGTGTAGTCACGATATTGTAATTCCAAAGGGGTGCGTTGTGGCTACTGCCGACCTTGTGCCGATACGATTTGTTACGACCGAGGATGAAGAAATCAGTGCCGGAAACACGCTTGTGAGTGTTTATGCCGAGGCTGAACAGGCGGGGAGTAACGGTAATATCGGGCTTAGCTGTGCGGTTGTTCCCGTGAGTGTGCCTACAGAGATTGAAACGGTTACAAACCGTGAGAAATTTACGGGCGGTTGCGATGCCGAAACGGACGATGAACTTCGCAAACGTATAAGAGATACATATATAAACACCTCCAACGGCACGAATGCGGCATATTACGAACAGCTTGCACTCACGGTTGACGGTGTTGCAAAGGCGAGTGCCGTCGGCAAAGTGAGGGGCGTAGGTACGGTTAATGTCTATGTTACGGGTGCGGATGCATCATTGGGTACGAATGTTGTTGCAAAGGTTCAGTCGCTTTTGGAAAAGCAGAGAGAGCTTAATGTTGATGTTATTGTGGCGAATGCCCAGCGTACCGCTTGCAATATGAGTGTTGTTGCCTATGCGGAGGACGGATATTCTTCAGGTGAAGTCAAGGAGTTGCTCAAAAATGCCTTTGCGGAATATGTGAATTCAATCCCTATCGGCGGAACTTTCAGATTGTCGGAACTCGGCGCAAAACTGATTGACACGGGTTGTATAACCAACTACAACTGGAACACGGATATGCAGGATGTGACGGTGGCAAAGTCGCAATGTTTTACTGTCGGTACAGTTACGATTGGGGTGAAGTGATGAACAGCTTTGATTCGATGAAAACCAAATTAGAAAGTACGGGGCTTTACAAAGTTACGGCAAAATCAAATATCAGAGCGGAACTTTTGGCATATGCAGAGGGTTTGAACACGGAATTTGATATGCTTGAAACTATGGAACGGGAGTTGTTTATTGACACAGCGGAAAACTGCGGAATTACCGAAAGGGAAAGATTTGTCGGTAAAATCAATGCCGATTATCCGCTTGAAAAACGAAGGGAAATGCTTAAAATATCTGAGCAGAAGGTTGGCGGAAAATGCACTCCCGACGATTTCAAAAGAATTGTCAGAGGTTACGGTGTGGAAAATTTTACAATTGCTGAAGCTCCCACAAGAAACCGTGTGGACATTAAAATTTCGGATACAAAAACAGACGCAGAGAAGAAGCTCATAGAAAAGCGTGTGAAAGCAGATTTTCCGTTACATCTTAATGTGATAATTTCTTATGTAAATGCATAAAATCCTGATTAAAATTTTAATCAAGCTATGTTAATAAATTTTGCAGCTTTGCAAAACCATTCAAATAATTAAATAACCATGACCAAAAATAAAAATGACAAGTTGAAAAATCTCAGCTTGTCATTTTTCTGTGTGAATATAAATCCTTATAAAAAGCACTCTGCAAACGCTTAGGCTTAATTATATTTTTTGCTATTATTATACCTCATATTCGAGAGCGGTTTTTAGGTTAATTCAAAATATATGTCAACTGTAATTGACAATTTGTTCAATGGAAAAGAGAAGTGTGCCACTTGATTTTGTATCGGCTTTTATCTTTTCATCAAAACCGTTTTCAGAGAACAATGCATAATAAAACTGTGTCTTTTCCTTCAATGGTGTTAATTTTGCAAGTGTGTTCAGATATTCTGCATAGGTAAATGCTTCTTTTTTGAATTTGCATTCCCCAACTAAATAATTTTCTGCTTTTTGATCGATACATAAAATATCTATTTCTGTTTCTCCAATTCTAAGTCCGTTTGCTGTGTTTTTATCCCTTATTGTTGTCTTTCCTGTCCACCGTCCCATTTTGGAATATCGGAACGGCAGTTCGTTATTTTTCTGCATTTTCCGAACAAACTCACGGCATACATCTTCAAATGCGACTGATGCAAATTTATGGAGTTCGGGCTTTACAATATATTCGTAAACGCCGTCAACATCGCCGTCCTCAAGCTGTGAAAAATTTGCAAAACCGAATGCATACCAGAATCGGAAGAAGTTATCTGTTAATTTATATGTTCCTCTGTTACCGTTTGCCTGTTCTTTTATCTTTGCATCAACAGAAAATTCTCGTTCCACAATGCCGAGTTCAATCAGATTTTTTAAATAAACACTTGTTTTGGAAGTATCCTCAATGAGTGACTTTTGACTGATATTGTTTAAAGTTGTATTTCCAAGTGCTACCGCTTCAATGATAGAGTTATATACAGGCGTTTCCCGAAGTTCCTGATGAAGAAGAAAATCAACCTCGCTGTATAGAACACAACCTTTGGTCAAAATGTTTTGTTTAATATTTTCTTCAATAGTTAGTTTCGGATTCCATTGCCTTAAATAGTGGGGGATACCGCCAAGAACAGAATAAGCAATAACTTTGTCCCGTTCGGAATATGAGGTAAAGAATTTAGCTGCATCGTAAAATCCCATTTCTTTCATTTTGAAAATTCCGGTAGCACGACCGTAGAGCGGATTTTTTTCGGCAAGAATTTCCTTTTCAATAAAACTCATTGCACTGCCGCACAAAACAATCATAACATTTGAATCCCGAAGTTGTGTATCCCACAAATTTTGCAGAATAGAAGGAATGCTCTTGTTTCCTTTGCACATATACGGGAATTCATCTATGATAAAGAGTTTCTTTTTATCCCCATACGGCAAATCGAGAACAGCGCCGAAAGCTTTTTCCCAATCGGCAAATTCGGTAATGTAGTTTTTTGCGGGAATGTTTTCTTTTAATATCTGTTTTGAAAATTTTTGAAGTTGCACCCTGTCGGTTGTCTGAGTACAGGAAAAGAATACATGTGGTTTTTCTTTGCAAAATTCTCTTAAGGTTTCCGTTTTGCCGACACGCCGTCTGCCATACAAAACTACAAGCTGTCCGCCATCTGAATTGTATTTATCGTTCAGAAATTTTAGCTCGGTTTCTCTGCCTATAAACATAAAAACACCTCTTATGCTATCTAATCTTGATTTACTAAATCGTGATTTGGTATTATTATACCCAAGAACAAATGTAAAATCAATAGATTTTGCAAAAACAATAAAAATTTTCAAAATACGCCGTTATATAAATTGTGGGAAACCTTTAAAGATTTTTATAAGACATAAAAAGACCTTGCAGAGTAAAATCTGCAAGGTCAATTTTATATCAGAAATAAACTTGTATTAAGTTACCTGTCAATACATCCTGTGTGGATTACTTGTTTGCGATAGCAGCCTGTGCAGAGTAGCCACGAAAAACGATTTTTTGTTTTTAATTTCCTGTTTCAAAATATTAAAGAAAATAATCTCTTTAAAATGTACCGGGGGAATTTCCCCCTCGTCGCAGAATGCGACAGTCGCATTGGATTTTCTGCCGTTTACCTTAACATCTGCCATCTGTGTTCCCGTGCCGTCTAAGTTCAGATACCACCTGTAATGTGTTTTGCTGTAAGGTGTTACTTTTGAAACAAACTTTTGATAAATTTCACGGGGCAAGACCGGTTGTGAAAAATCAATCAGCTCATTCAGCGTCGCTTCAATTTTGCCAAGTTCCAAACCCGCTTCGTCGCTTTCGGTCGGGCAATCGTCTTTTTCATATTCTGCGGTCAACTGTGAAATCTTTTTATCAATGTCTTCTTTCTTTTTCAAAAATTCCTCTTTTGTGATTTCGCCGTCGCTGCGCATATCCAAAAGAATATCTTTTTTGGATTTTAGTTTTTCGATATTTGCAAGCATAACCGATTTGTTTTGTTGAGGAGCTTTACTATCCGGTTTATAACATTCTTGAAGTATCTCGCAGGCAAGCTTTATATCTTCGGCTCTTGTCCGCCATACCTGCTCCATAATCATTTTGCCCATCATTTCAAGCTTCCAATCGGGTATTTCCGTCTGGTCGCAGTAGCCTGTATCGTCCAATCCTGAGTCACGTCGTTTTTGAGCAGAGCCGTTATTCAGCCTGTTATAGCACAGGTATCCGTATGACCAAGGTGCGTTGTTATTTTTATGCCAGCGATTTCTGCGGAAAGACGCTCCGCATCGACATTTCAATTTGGTTGCCCACAGGTCTTTTGTTTCGTTTTTACCGTGATTCGGTTGTTTCTTCTTGCCGTCGGTAGAAACGCCTATTGTTTTTGTTACTCTCCGTTGCTTGATTTCCTGACACCGATACCATTCTTCCTCGGTTATAATAGGCTCATAATCGCTTTTTACGAGCATATATGTGGAAAAATCGTTATTAAGTATTCGCTTTTGTTCAAGATAGTTGTTGCTATATGATTTTCCGTAAGCCTGATAACCCATATATGTAGGGTTATTAACAATTCTCGTAATTACGCACGGTGACCACTTTACCAAACCCGATGCGTTTTTTCGTCCAAGCCGGGTGAGCTCGTTCGCAATTTTGGAGGCGCCCATTTCGCCCTGTAAGTACATATCAAAAATCATTCGCACGGTTTCCGCCTGTTCGGGGTTTATTGTGTATGTGGATTTTGCTTTACGGTTATAACCCAAGATATTTCCTCTGCCGTACACCATACCTTGTTGTCGGCTGATATGCTGTCCGGCTTTTACACGCTCCGAGGTTTTGCGGCTTTCCTCTTGTGCAAGGGTTGCCATAATTGTCAGTCGAAGTTCACCGTCTCCGTCCATTGTCCAAATATTATCCTCCACAAAATACACCTCAACGCCGATATTTTTCAGTTCTCTTGTGGTAACAAGAGTGTCAACGGTGTTTCTCGCAAATCGGCAGACCTCACGGGTTACAATCAAATCAAATTTTCCTTTCTTTGCGTCCTCTATCATTTGCAGAAATGCCAGTCGCTTTTTCGCCTGCGTTCCTGTTATTCCTTCATCGATATATTTGTTCAGCACCTCCCAGTTGGGGTGATATTTCGCTTGGTCATCGTACCATTCAATTTGATTTTCAAGAGCAGCCATCTGTGCTTCGTGTTCGGTGGACACACGGCCGTAAAAAACCATTTTGCGATGTCTGTTGCGGTCAAGAAAATCGTAAGGATTTCCGATTTTCGTATTGTTTTTAAAAATTGTGTTTGTCATAAAAATTCCTCCTTGTGTTTTTAAGTATATTTGACATTATGCTGCCTGTGAATTGTGCGGATTTTCGGATTTAACTTTTTCTCTCACGGCGTCAAGTGTGGCTTTGTTTATAAGCCCACGCTCATATAGAATTTCTATAAGCATAAGTGCCGCATATAAGCTATCGATTTTCTTTTTCATTATCGCTCCTCCCTTTTGTTTCTTTCTCGCTGTCTCTGCCATTTTTCAAGCAGTGTTATGATTGTTTTTTGCATATCCAGGCTTGTATAACTTTTGGGGAAATATTTGCGTATATCTTCGGTTTTGAATTTGACCTGTTCTTTCTGATTTGGCTTTTCTTCACTTAACACGGCAAATATCGTGTCTATGGACAGTCTGCCTTGCTCGCTGTATTTTCGCAGTCGTTGTGCCTGTGAAAGCGACGGTGTGGCGTCGGTGTATGCTATTTCTTCGGCTAATATTTTCTGCTCATTTTCGGGCAGATACGAAAGTTCAACAGCCGGAGTAAAGGCTATCCTTTCTTCGTCAACGAGTTTCAACAGTTCGGGTATTAAGTGCGTTAAGCGGATATATCGTTGGACTTGTCTTGCACTATCATTTACTGTTTCGGCGATTTGTTCATCTGTTCTTGACTTTGCGCCAATTTGGCACGAAGTTTTCCCCTGATGTTTCATTGCTTCCAATTTCATCTTGTAAGCAAAAGCTTTTTCGCTTGGCAGTAGATGTTCTCTTTGCAAATTTGAATCCACCATTGCTATTACAGCTTCATCTTTTGTCATATCTCTGATTATTGAGGGAACGGTTTTTATTCCCAGCTCTTTGCAAACTTCAACTCTCCTGTGACCGCTGATGATTTCGTAAGTACCGGCGGAAAAAGAACGAACAATTATCGGCTCAAGTAAACCGTTTTCCTTTATGCTCTCTTTCAGCTCTTCATTTTCAATTCCGTCTCTTTTCTTAAACGGATGATTTTCAAAGGGAACAAGTAAATCTATGTTGATGTTCTTTATTGGTTCTTGCATTTCAATGCCTCCTTAATCCAATATTTCAATTTCTTTCAGTGAGATGCCTTTGCCGTTTCTCTCATAAATCAATCGAAGATTTGTACCGTTATCTATCTCATAAAATCCGAGATAACTCTGCCACCAGAACACAGGCGTGATTATCTTTCTTCCGTCGCTTAACTGAAAGAAAAGACGCATCATATTTTTGCTTGCCTCTGCTCTCATTATCAGTTTTGCAAAGTATTCGCCCTCTTTGTCTATGAACCGATAATCGGAAGTGATGATGTGTTCCTCTCTCATTTCATCTCTTGTGTATACTTTATTTGCTATCAT